GCATTCATTAGCCTCGTTGTTTATTTTTCCGCTGTTATTATCCCAGGCGCCAAGGCGCCATAGCGAATAATGTTCCGGATGTTTCGAGATAGGATTATCTGCAGCGGTCGCTATGTCTTGGAATTGTCTCCTGACAATATCGTCAGAGTTTCCAAAGTGAGGGGAATCATAGATTCCCGAGCATGTATCGAAGATTGCGTAAATTTGTTGTTTCATGGAAGTGTCCTCTGTTTTAGTGCTTGTCTGGCGCGAGCGCAGACATATTTGTCCCGGAGTCTCTCCGGAGTAAAGTCGGCAGCGTGTGCCGTGATGAATTCTTGCCGAGTTTCTTTGATTGATTCCAGCATTGCTGGGTTTTGTTCGGCCAAGATATTTTGATAGTACCTGGGTACCAGCTGCTTTTCGCTGCTACCAGGTACCGGGGATGTATCTGACGGGAATATATCGCTTGAATATTTTTCATAGAAGGAAGCGCCTATCCCGGATGGTTTTCCGCGCCCGGTGGACATGCGGACGTATTCTGGCAATAGCCAGTAGGCTTCGCCATCTTCGTCGCAGCGTAAGTAATGATCTTCCGCGCGTTTACCTGTGATTTTCTTGAAGCAATAGCCGGCAGTGTACGCGGCATTTTGTAGATTAAGTTCGGAACACGTTGTAAAGCCGTAAGGCCAGTGTTCCTGCAGTTCGGTAGAAGTGTATGTATAGACACCTTCGTCGTCCTTCCAAAGATATTGGTCTCGGAAGGAATGGTTGAATAGACAGATGTGATAGTGAGGACGGCCGAGTTCCCCATACTCTCCGCAATAGAAATAGCGGATCTTATGGCTTTTATTTGCGTCTCGCAGAGAACGGATGAATTTTTGAACGTGCGAAGGTGTGAGGGATTGTTTCTCGGGGATGAAGTGTCCTTTTTTGAATTGTTCGTCGGTACAGTTTCCTGGGTCGCGGTAAGTGAGAGTAGCCCACGCATTGCCATAGTTATTGATGTGCATACTGGCTTCGTGGGCAATACGGATAGACCACATGAGAGTGTAATCCACGCGACAACCAAGGCACTGGCCACAAGCCACTTCCAGTGCTTGCGAGCCTTTATTTTGATCGAATGTAAGTCCACCGGTTTGATAGTCTTTGTAGCCCTTAAGAGGTGTATAACAGGGCATTAGAGGCGGTAACCGCCTCTTTGATTCGGGGACCGATTGTTTTTAGGATGTGTGCCTGAGTGTCGCTTGAAGTTTCGACGAGATTTTGAGCGTGACATGCGTCTACGCATTAGTCTTCACCTAGATAGTTGAAAGAGCAGAGTTCCGCCAGAGTTCGGGCGGTTTGAGCCACGGCTTGAGGCGTGGTGTTGAGATTGATATACGAGCTGTCGCCATCCACCCCGCATTGCAGCGAGGTAGCGGCGCAGCCCGTCCATGCTGGTAAGAGGAGGACCAGCAATAGTTTTAGTTTCATGGGAGCGTTTCCGTGATTTCGATGCGTCTGTGACCCATTATACAGTAGTTTGTTGTTTGTTTCTTTGTTTTTCCTTTTGCTCGCGTTATTCCGGCTGGGTCCCCGGTAGAGTTCTCTGTGTTCACAAACGGGGAAAGTCGCCGGTGTGCTCGCTGGGTAAAGAAACGGCCCCCGGGTGTTAGGAAAAACCTACCCCGGGGGCCTAGTTGACGCGCTTCGCGCGTGTTTCGAGCTTTGCTCGAGTGTTAGCCCCTTCGGGGCTTTTTGGCGCATGGTTTCACCAGTGCGCCAGTACAGTGTCTAGTAGTCTGTACTGTGTCTGCAAGAGCTAGCTTGCAGGGCCCGGAGGCGGAGCCTCCGGGGTTACGCTCGCAGGCTCGCTTGCGGCCGCTACCGCGGCCTCATGATCCGCCGTCGGTGATACCTCGGGCGGGAGTTGTTGCCCAGGCTCAGCCAGGGCAGGGAGTTTTAGCCGCAGATTGTCAACGTTTTCTGGGTCGTTGACATATTTAAAGAAATCTGCGGGAGATTGGCCGAATTCTCTACGAATTTCGGCAGGCAGGGCATCGAATATTTCGCGCCCTTTAGTTAATTTTTGAGTATGTTCATGGAAATCGAAGTCTGAGAAGTCTGCATACACGCCTTCGAATTTACTCAAATGAGATATGGTTCCGGTTTTATCGAACCGGGTCATTATTTTATTAATATCGCACTCGTCTTTATGGCATTGCTTAGTTCGGCCATCGTTATATACGGTGGCCTTTGCGAGTGCGATTATTTGTGTCCGCGAAAGTTTCTTACGCGGGTCTAACGCGGCGAGGTGTGCGAGTGCTTGAGACATTTTAGTTCCTTTTTGATTTACGCACGGCTTCGTCGTAAATCTTTCCGAGTTCCGATTTGCTAGCTTTGGGATGCGTTTTTGCATACGCCTCAACAGCTTTCAGACCGGATGAATTATGTGTTTGGTCTTGCTCATATCGAGAGCCACGATCGTCGAAATACCCGCCCTCCGGGTTCCACCAGGAGCGCTTCTCGACCAGATCGCTAGGTACCGTATTCCCTTTGCCCGTTAACGGATTAGATGGCATAGGGATTAATTTTACGGTTGATTTTGCTTTTTTCAGTCCGCTCGTTATGCCTGAAGCAATTATAGCTTTAGGCTCGAGTACGTCGGCTGTGAGTTTTGTAAGTCGCGCGTTTTGAACTTGCAGAGCGCTTGCGGCACCTTTCGTGGCGCCTTCCGCGCCTGCGGCGCCGATGTTGCCCATAGTCGCCATTGATCCCGCAGGGGAAGATGCGTCATGTTTGCCGGCAAGTATAGGATTAAGACCCGAGGCCTTAAGGTCTGCCATGCGTCTCTGGATAGCAGTGCTTGACATTCTTTCCTGGAAGTCACGATTCCGCTGCGCCTCCCGTCGGTTTTGTTTATTAGCTTGAGATTGGCCGAAGGCGCTACTAATAGCGCCTAAAGCGGCCCCTGCAAATCCGGCCCAGGGCATTAGAGTCTCGTCAGCCCAGGTACGCCGTAAGTCGGCAGAGGAAGAGCGGCTTTTATTTCGTGATAGAAATCCGCGATCATGTGAGGTTCTGAAGGGATCGCGATTGCTCGATCAAGAGGTACGCCCGTATTTGACAGTATGAACGTCGCGCCCAGCGCTGGTAATGTTGCGAAGTCCTCGCTTAGATGCCAGGGGTCTAGTGTGGCGGCAATATCCACGCCGCCTGATGATGCAGACCGCATAATGTTTGTTAGTTTTCCATTAAGGAAACGATGTTCGTCATAACGGCCTGTATAGCCGAAGACGAGGTCATCAGTTGCTGGTGTTCCAGTCCCGGTAATCCAGATTTCGGAGTTCAGGATCGCTTGTTCCCCGATGTTTGCCATTTCCGGATATACGAAGTCATACCGTGTTGTTTTTGACCAGTACCGGTCAACGCCTTGTGAGTACGTTAAATCGGCACGAAGATTGCCGAGAATTATTATTACGCCATGTTCGACGAAGCTTTTTGACCATGAGTGTGTTCCCTGGGCCGTCCCGACCCCGGCAAGATTGCCCAGTTTGTCCTGGGCCGCCGGTGACGTTGGTGTCGTTGACGCCGTATTCTGCGTCACAGGATTTATCATTACCTGGGAGCTGCCTCCACCGAGATACTCGGCCCTTTGTAGGCGAAAGTCGGGGGATGTTACCCCCCATCTGGCCTTAAGTGATTCGACATAGCGAGTGCCAGACCGCGCGTCGCGCTCGAGAATGTGTTGTGTGGCAAATGCCAGACGCAGATCGTTGATTGTTGCTGCGGTAGCGTTCGTTAGATCCGCGACCACTGTCTCGGTTCCCGAACTGCCCGCCACGTCGAAGGTCAAATTGTCCCCGACCCCTCCGCCTGTATCCGCTGGCTTAAATAGGGCGCCGCCCACGCCATCGCGGAAATACATCACTGTATTATCGCCACCGATTACCGCTATTGGTGCGCTCGAGCCGAGAGGCAGGCTTACCGCCGTGCCACGCTGCGGCGCCGGTAACGCGCTCGTGAAATAATCAAAACGCTTTCCGCGTTTGAATAGTAACGACGGGACATTGCCCGCCGCATTTGTCCCGATAATTTGATCGGGTCCGTTGTCCGTGTTTTCGATCCAGGTATCTTGAAGTGTCGCTGACCTGAACCAGTCATTATATATTTTTGTATAAGCGCGAAATGGAAGTGCGCTCACCGGAACATCGTCCGGTACCGCTAACGGTGGAAGCCCGAACATATCCCATAGATCGCCGACCTGCGTACCCGCCGCAGTCGTCCGAGTAAGAATTGGAATAGTGAACGAGATCGAATCGCCCGGTTTGTCCTGAGCGCCATGGAATTTTTCGAAGTTTACCCAAAGGGTACGATATGCGACGAAAAACGCGAATGTATCAAAATGCAAGTTATCAAGAATGGGCTCGAGTGGTGTTGCGAGCCGCATGAAGAAGCTCGTTTTTACGTTAAATGTAGAACCTGGGATCACGTCAATTGGTTGACAGATAGGCACCAGGTAATCCGCATCGAATGCGGTCTTATGCGGATGCGATAAGTTGAAAGTCGAGCGTGGAATACTCACGCTCGGTGTTTGACTAAAGTTATGTTGTGATCGCATTTTGTTATTCCGATAGAGGGTTATAAGAAGGAACTTTGCCGCCATTAGCGGCTTTCGTCTCTTCGACAAGTTCCTGCAGTTTTTCCGGATTTACCACCTGAGATTGAGAGATTGCTTCGAGCGCTTGCCACAGGCATTCATTAGCCTCGTTGTTTATTTTTCCGCTGTTATTATCCCAGGCGCCAAGGCGCCATAGCGAATAATGTTCCGGATGTTTCGAGATAGGATTATCTGCAGCGGTCGCTATGTCTTGGAATTGTCTCCTGACAATATCGTC